CCAAGATTAACATCGCCTGTTCCGTTTGGAATAATGTCTATATCGGCATTGGAAGTTGAAACTATGTCTTGTCCATTAACATCTAAGTCGCCACCTAATTGTGGTGAAGTGTCATCAACAAGGTCAAAAGACGCCATGAATCCGGTATCAACAATATTAGTTCCGTCGTGGTATAAAAGTTTAGCAGTGGTCGTACTCCAACTGACTCCTGTTCCACCAGCTGTTTTAAATGTAACGGTTTGACCTCCTGTTGTTGCGTTAATTACAAGATATTTCATTCCCGTAATATCATCGGGAACCGAAAGGCCAGATGCTCCCGTTAGAGATCCAGTCATTTTAATAGTTGAAGTTGCAATCGTTGCGCCTGTAGTTCCGTCAAGAACGGCCAACGCTGTAGTCGTGCCGTCTGCTACCGCCTGAGTAGTATAACCACCAGCAATTTGTTCTAAAATTTCTAAGTTAGTGTTAGTGTATCCGCCCCATAATCCGGCCTTCTCACCGGTTACCATTAATTGGACACCTAAGGGGGTATATGCTGATGCCATAATTTTGTCTCCTGTTTAAAAATACTTATATGTTAATATTAATCCAATCGTCAATACGTGTCAACTAGGCTGCAATATCTACTTCTGTCCAAGTTACCGTGGTTCCCGTATCTACTGGAGCCCACGCAAGACCATGAGCCGATCCTACAGCGGTTGTTATTTGTTGTCCTGTCGGTGTTATAACAGCTTCACCGTCCACTGTCACTGTACCTATAGAAGAAGTTATTGCTTGCCCCGTAACATTAACCTCGATACTTGGTGTTGCAACAACTGTTCCTAGCGCTGACGTAATAGCCTGTCCAGTGACGCTTACAAGGGCATTTGCATTAACCTCTACACTTGCTAAAGAAATAGTGATTTCTTGACCTGTTAGATCTACCTCACCTGCACTAATTACCCCTGCTGGTCCTACAGATACAGTAATTTGTTGTCCTGTAACAACTACAACTTCATTTTCTAAAACTTCAACAGTGCCTAATCCCGTGGTAATTGCTTGACCTGTTACATCGACATTCGTATTAGCATTAATTTCTGTACTCCCTACCGCTGAAGTAATCGCTTGTCCTGTTACATCGACATTCGTATTAGCATTAATTTCTGTACTCCCTACCGCTGAAGTAACTTGTTGTCCATCAAGAATAACATTGTATGCACCACCCCAAACTCTATTGCCCCAGGTTCCTCGTCCCCAACCTGCTTCAATATTGGCATCTACACTTACAGATCCTAAACTCGAAGTAATAGCTTGACCTGTAATCGCAATGGTTACGTCTGCAAAAGCCGTGAATGATCCAAGAGCTGAAGTTATTTGCTGTCCAGTGAGGTTAACTTCTATGCTTGGAGTCGCAACAACTGCTCCTAAACTTGAAGTAATTGCTTGACCCGTTATACTGACCTCTACGTCTGGACCTGATCCCCAAACTAAGGAACCCCATGTATTTCTACCCCATCCTAATTCAGTATAAGCGGAAACAGTTCCTGGAGAAGCTGTGATACTTTGACCTGTAACTGTAACAGTTACATCTGTAATTACGGTTAAAGATCCAATCCCAGAAGTTATCTGTTGTCCAGTAACAGGATAAACACTGGCTATTAAAAGGGTACCTACCGCAGAAGTAATCTGTTGGCCTGTTACACTAACAATTTCTGCGCCACCTTCTCCCCAATCTGCGCTACCCCAAGTTCGACGACCCCATCCTGTTTCATTAAAAGCTGAAGTAGTTCCAAGGGATGAAGTTATTTCAATTCCACTAACCGCAATGAGAGTATCGCTTTGTTCACCCCAAAGTCCATAGCCCCATTTAGTTCCGGATTCGCCCCATTTATTAGCCATCAAAGCCTCCGAAGAGGCCAGTTAAATAAACCTGTAAATTCATAGAACTGACCCCCTGTAAGTTATGCTAATCTTATTATTGCTTCGGTTGCGTTAAACGCTGGAAATTGTATTGTAAATGTTCCTGATGTTGAAACCTTGTTTGTAGTGAAATCTAGCACGGCTACGGATCTATTTTCTTGTGAAGTATTATAGATCAATGCACCCATTGCTGTGATTGTCGCTGTTAAATAAGATAAATTCGCATAATCTACAATCGCTGTAGTTCCTGATAATTTATGTGTTTGTCCTGTTAAATCTTTTCCTCCAGCAGAATAATCTCCAGTAGCGTCAGTGATTTCTCCTGTTGTTGTATATGAACCTAACGATGGTCCAATCGTGGATGAATCTGTATACAAAGCGAGTTTAAAAACATCCCCACTTGTCGCTGCAAAATTCCCCCCGTTCGTTCCTAGCAATTCATTTTTAAATGAACTCGTTATTGCGCTTGTTGTTATTGCCATAATTTTCCTCCTGTTTAGGCTGACGGTGAATCCATTTTAATTCTGATTGCCCCGTCAAAATAATCGTCTCTTCTTCTTCTGCCAATTTGCTCAATTGCATACTTGGCTACTGCTGTTTTATACCTTTGATCATAGTATTGCAACATGTCCGCTGGACCTTTTAAATAACCAAAAGCTTCTACCAAACAAGCATAAAGGAGCCCATCAGGAAAGCGTTCGCTAAGATAAGTTGCGGTATTAGCAGCACTTAATCCGTCCGGTTTAGCCACATAACTTGCTAAGATAGCAAAGGTGGTACTTGGAATAGGAGCAAACATCAACGTATCGTCATCATAGTTTGCGTAATATTTAGGCGTACCTGTACTGCCAGCAGGATTATATTCATCCATAAAAGTGGTATCTCTTTTTTGTAAAAACACCAGATCTCCATCACCATTGGTAATTTGAATCGCTCTAATAATTAATGCTCCTGTAGGAAAATTTAAATACTTTTGAGATGTAATCATTGTGGATGTTGCATATCGACGATCGGAATCCGTATTGACATCACGTAAAATTCTTTCTTCGGCGTCTAAAATGAAACCATCAACAATAGTTGAAGTAAAGACCGTACTATCCACTTCGGCATAGTTCCGTATTTTAGTAACCATTTGTGCGTAAGTAAGACCTGCCATTATGGTGCTATGGTTACCGGTCCAACGGACACTGGGTAACCTCCTCCTTCAATTCCTCCGGTTGTAGCTGTATCAGTATCTACTACAAAATAAAACCAGTTAGTAGTATAGTCCGTATCTCTAGCTCCACTAACCCATTTACCTGTTCGAATAGTATAACCAGCTGCTAAAGCAATTTTAGCGCCTGTAATTCCATCAAAAGTTTGAGGATCAACATATCCTGATGTTGTAGGCATACCTCTAAATCGGTAAGTACTAGAATCTGTTAAACCATGATTAGGTACATGAACATTTATATACGAAGAACCTGATCCATAGGTAACAAAAGGATTATACGGCATAAGCTGTGTAACAGCGGGAGCCACCCTGGCTGGCCTTGCGTTTCTAAGGGCTTGAGGATCGGATCCATAAACCTTAGGATCTATTAAAGGAGATTTAGGTTCGTATTCTGAAATATGAACCAAAGCTCCCGTCCATTCCTTAACCATTTCTGGATATGGATACGCTTGACCGTCTCGATCGGAAATGGATAGGGCATATTTACCTTTTGAAAATGGAGAAGCCATTATGTCACCGTTGGGTAATATTGTGCCGGAGTAATAAAAGTACTGGATCTTGACCCATCCTCGTCCAGCGCCCGTTTAATTTCATCTTCGTAATAAAGTTTTAATTGTTGGGTTCTTTCAGGTACATATTTTTGAGAAAGATAAAAAGCAAGTCCTGAGACCATGCACGGAAGCCATCTAAAAGGAACATCAGCCGTATTCGTAAAAGCTCCAGCATCTTCTATTCTTTGAACAGAAAAATATTTTAAATGCGTATAGGTTGATGCATCAGGGGTTAAATAAAGATTAATTAAGGGTAGTGTTGTATTTCCTTTACTGACTCTTTGAACATAATACTGCGAAGGAGTACCTGTTGCTCCTTTATTAGGCAATGCTGCATACGTTGATCGATCTATTTTAGTAATGGATATATCCGTTGTCGTAGATGCTGGATTAATGATTGTTGCATTATTAGAAATAAAGGCTTCCAAAACATCATTACAGCCACTTGCTGTTTCGTATTGACTTTGAGAATCCACCAAAGCCGTAGCATTTAATTGAATTTTAAATAGGTGAACTCCACGGTTCCCCCAGTCGGAGAATAGTACGTTTAATGATCGTCTAGCTTTAGCAAGATTATATCCTGAATTAGTCTGAATACCACATCTTTCATAAGCTTCCTCAACGATTTCGTCGATCGCTAGATCGAATGTTGTTGTTCCACTGGTCGCCATTTATGCACATCCTATTTAAAATATACCTTCAAAATTAGTACCTTTAGTTGCTGTGCCAGAACCCGGTACTCTTTTAGTTCCACCTGCTTTTTTAACAAACCCACCTCGCGCACGACCTTTAGTATGAAATTCAGGTGCTAAGGCATTACTTTCATTTCGAAATTGCCCTGGGTAAGCTTCTTTTAATAATTCTTCATCGGTTTTTCCGTGCGGTCCTCTTCCTTTTGTCATAACTTCTCCATTAGCTTTTTTGCTTATTTTAGCCGGTGATAAATGTTCCGGTCTATCTTTTAATTCTTTTTCAATTTGTTTTTTATGAAGACGTCTTCTTAAATGAGTAATAGGACTTAACCCTACTCCATATCCCGTTCTAGGAGTTTCTTTTCTCATTCTTCTTTTTACTTCATCTTTAACACTTGTTTGTTTCTTAGCCACTTGGCCTCCTTGTTTCATTCCCGGCAATTTCGGTTGATTAGGATCACGATTCTTTTTGCGCCTATTGATCCGTTGCTGTTTAAGATAATGCTTCCTTTGAATAATAAGTTTCCTTATAACCTCTGGAAGAATTTCCTTAATTGGCTTGCCATTACTCACTATATATACCTAAATTTTGTTGTATCCACAATGCCACCTTTTTTAGCCCCATAAGGTTGCGTGGTTTTGCTAATACTTTTATCTCGTTTCTTTTTCTCTCCTTCAACAATGATGGTCATCGCATCCACAGATTCTCCCATCAAATGAGGCTTCAACTTATCCAAAGCCTTCTTCATTTTTTTAATCTCTTTAGGAGTTTTAATTTCTCCGTTATCTACCATATAGGGGCCCCTTTTCTCGTGACTTAATGTCATCAAGACATTCTTACTATACTTTCTTTTTTCGATACTGTCTAG